ATGTCACATCGAACACGCTTCAATTTTCGAACGCGACCACGGCTTTCGTCACTACCGCGAACGTTACTGTGGGTCGCGATCTCACGGTTACCGGGAACGCCCTCGTTTCCTCAAATTTAACCGTTACGGGTAACGTTACGGTCTCCGATGACCTCACAGTCACGGAAAACCTGTTCGTTTCCAATAACTTGACCGTCACGAAAGACGTGACCGTCACGGGGAACACGTTCTACACGAACCCCATGTCCATCTCCGTCGATTCCAACGTGGTCGCCGAGTATACCGGGCCCCACGATCGACCCCTGCGGAAGTACCCGGAGGTGGCTTTGACGGCGAATTCTGATAAAGGGTACGTTGTGAGTGGTTCTACACGCCTTGATGCGACTGGTAATTATGAATATTATAAGGCATTTGATAATGTAATTTCGACTGGTACAACAAACTGGATATCAGCTAGTTCTACATTTGATGGTAGTGGAGACCCAACCGGAACTTCAAATACTTTTCCGGGAACTTCTTACAGGGGTGAGTATTGCGCACTTAAACTACCAAACGCTATAAAACTCGACAATTTCCATATATTTCCACGAGGAGATGCATCATCGTTTGCGTATTCTAATCCACCAAAAGATTTACGGCTATTTGGTTCTAATGATGGGACAACATGGACCCATATAAAACAATTTCAAAATTTGAGCTTCACTGGGTTAGGTGGATTACGTCTACATGTCAATGATTCTAATACATATAACGAGTACGCCTTTTTTGTTGAAAAGATTACTGTTTCATCAGGTGGTGCCACGTATTGTGCTATAGGTGAACTCGAACTCTACGGCCACGAAGAAGGTGACAGTTCCCTAGACACCACCCTAAAGTCCGTGTATAACGTGCCGGGGACCCAACAGTTGGAGGTCTACTATGATGGGCAGGACTATACACAGGCTTCGGATTTCGCTGGGACCAATGGGGTCGTAGATAAAGTGGGTGGCGACCAAGATGGAACAGCTGGAACTGGTGTAACGTTTGATTCCACGTATAAGGCGTTCACATTTGATGGAACTGCGAATGGTCAAATTTTGGGGACACATGGCTTAGGTACGGGTGATGTTGTTTACACTATGTCATATTGGTTCAAGAGGGTTGCAGTAGTAGGTACTTTTGATTATTTAGTCAATGTGGGTCAGGGTGGAACGAACCGGGAGACAGTCGTCATGTATATAAATAGTAATTATCTCTCTCTTGATTACTGGAATGCTTCTTTAAGAGTACCGGAACTCATTATCCTAGATAAATGGTATCACGTTGTTGCCGGGCATAGAGGTGGTGTTACACCCAGTAACACGAATGATTTCATTTACCTCAACGGAAAATTGATTACTCCAATCATTACACAAGCTGCTGGAGCTTTTGACTTACAGGGTACGACACTATCGCTAGGAACCTACCGCACAGGCTCCTCACCTAGTAATAGTAACATCGCGAACTTCCGTCTCTTCTCGAAGGCCCTCAATGCTGGGCAGGTCCAAGAGTTGTACGACTACCAAAAAGACTATTTCTTGGGGTCCAAGTCCCAAGTGACCCTCTACAAGGGACACCTAGGCATCGGGGTCGCCGAACCCTCGGGCCAATTGGAACTCGCGGGAGATGAGCGAATCCAAGAGTATCCTCCTAGGGGGTTGACAGTTTTAGACTACCATACACATATAGAAGGTCATGGTGAATTCGAATTCTACTCGAGTCAGGGTACATGGGTTTCTAGTTATCTAGGAAATGCATCATGGGACTTTACGCGAGTGTTTACGCCCCGATTTACTGGCGACGGTGGGTGGCATGGTGATACTGTTGCAGTACCGGGAACGTACCAGGTAGTTGCGGTGTACGCTCCGGCCGTAACTTCCGGAGATGGTTTTATACAATCAACCCTTAAAGATGGTTCGGCCGTTCTTGGTGATTGGATCGAGATGCGTACTCCGTACGCGATAAATGTTACGAGAATAGCAACCGCTCCGCGAATCAGTTATGGTAACTCACGTGGTATGGGTAAATTTGCGATTTTGGGAAGTAATAACGGTACCGATTGGGAATACGCGGGTAATGGTGCCATAGCACCTCATGATATCTCGAGTTCCACTGATGCGGGTGGGTATGGAACGAAGGGTTCGGAAACGATCGCTCACGTGTCTACAAATTCAAATGGTTATTATTATACGTACCATCGTCTCGTGGTCACGCATATAATGGGGCATAGAGGTGCTTCTGGACACTCACAATATATTTCTGGTGCAGGTGAATCAGTTAACCAATCATATTTACGATTCTTAGGCACCCCCGGCCCCACGACCCTGGATAAGGGTTCGCTCACGTTAGGGCGGTCCCTCGATGTGCCCCGCATCTCTCGGTACGACGTGGATACGGAAACCCCTAGGCCGGAGAAGTTGCTGCTGGATTTCGATACCACCGTCAATTCCTCACCCACAGATATCTCGGGGCAGGGGGGTCATGGGGTGTTCGTGAACGGTGCCTCCTACTCCGCAGCGGATAAGGCGTTCGATTTTGATGGGACGAATGATGCGATATTAGGAATAATTAGCAACCCGGCTGGTGACTGGGTCCATAGTATATCTTTCTGGTTCAAATTGGATATTGATCAGTCTACTATAAGCACCGTTAAGACTGAGAATAGAATACAGCCATTTCAAATAGCAAGGCAAGGTACGGGAGGTGTGAGTAGAACTAGCGATCTCCCAAGTGCGGACCTTGCCGGTCATGTGAGTGGGCTGGATGTCGTCGATTCTACGTTTAATTGGTACTTTTACGGTAATGATGCATCATTCCCTATATCAGGAATAAAAGCTAATGAGTGGCATCACTTGACTCTTGCGTATGAAGGTGGTGGTGCTGCAGCAAATAGACATTGTTTTTTGGATGGTGTTGAGTATTTAAACACAGGCGCATCTACTGCGAATCTTAATGTGTTCGCAAATTCAATTCTAGCAATTGGTAAAGATCACGCTCGAACGAGTAGCTCACCTTCATATTTCCCCGGCCAAATCTCCAACTTCAAAATATACAACGTCGCCCTCGAAGCCTCGGAGGTCCAAAAGTTGTACCGGTTGGGCCGAACCGGGCGGTCCATGGTCATCAGCGACACGGCCGTCGGTATCGGGAAAGTCCCTGAAGCCCAATTGGATGTGAGGGGGACTTTTAGAGCACCGGGTACGATCGTTCAGGTTGAGCAGACCGTAAAAACGAATACTTCGGCGGTGACTAGCACTAGCGTAGTAGATATAGAATATCTCAGTGTAGATATTACACCCAAATTTAGTACCAGTAAAATTTTGGTATCATATATAGTAAATGTAGGTGTTGATATAACTGGTACTAGTAACTGTCATGGTTTTCTTAGGGTAAAGCGAACACAAGGTGGTACTAGTACATATATCGGTGACGGGGCTTCATCTGGTAATAGACAGGCATGTACGAGTTATATTTATAATACGGTACCCAACGCATGTGACCCCTTTTCATTCGAACACTTAGATGATGCTAACGGAACAGGGACAGTCACATATACAATACAAGGGTTGGTGGAACATAGTGTTTATACGATGACTATAAACAGGTCAGGTAGTGATGGTAATAATGGGTATTACGGTCGTACAACAAGTTCTATAACTGCCAAAGAGGTGTGTCAATAAAATTCTTATGTAAAAGTAAATGGATATAATATCAGTCTTATCCAAGTATTATAAAGGTCAAGAATGGAGTCTTAACGGTGATGCTTATGAAAGATTAATTTGGTACGACGAAAGAAACACACTTCCTAAACCAACCCTCGAGGAACTGACGAACAATCATGAACAACTCGTGGCAGCCCAACCCCTCAAAAACCTCCGCGAAGAACGCAACAGACGGCTCGCCGAGGTGGATTGGGTGTTTTCGGGCGACTATAAATTGTCACCCGAGGAACACGCATTATGGGTAACCTACCGCAAAACGCTCAGGGAACTTCCGTCTACCACAGAAGATCCGGCGAACCCTACATGGCCCGAAAAACCGTCGGTCGCTTCGGGGGAAACGAAGACCGTCAACGCGACAGCCGAATTCATGCGGATGATGAACGAAAACACGAAATTAAGTTCGAAAATAACGGCACTCGAGCGTCGGTCAACAGATCAGGAACTCAAACTGATAAGGTTAAGTAAACTTCTCGAAAAGTAGAAACTTAGAGAAAATATACGCATTCATATCAAGTATGGATCGTATTATTGATTGTATAGGTCTTGTGAGTGCCGTTTTAATAGCAATCATGTTCGTACCCCAGATCGTACACGTATACAAAACGAAGGATACGGATGCACTCAA